CAGAGACAGCCCATTGAGGAGGTTACTATCACATCCCCTGTAAGCGTCTTTTCAGTGTGTTCTGATGGTCTGTGACAGTCACCCTGAACGCAGGAGTGTAACGCCCGTGTAAACAATCCACGTGCAGGGTTTACGGGACTGAATACGCCTCTGCCGAACTCATGACCGTGAAGGAATGGAAGTTTGCCGATCATCACAATGCGCTTATCTTTTACAATAGTCAGTCCTTCGGGTACTCGTTTTTCAATACAGGCTTGTAGGCTAAATTCGGGGATAGTCTTTAACTGCCCCGCTTTTTCGGTGATGTAGTTGTCGAAACGCTCCTCATGGTTTCCGAACTTCAACACCACAGGACAATTAAATAAATCCTGAATCATTTTAATGATGTTGCACCCGCCTTCAAGTTCCTCAAACAAATCCATCCTACGAGGGTCTTTCATAAAATGGGAGGCTTTGTAGAAGTCAAACCAGTCACCGTTGATGAATACACAATCAATGGTCTTCCAATTCTCGTGTGCGTACTGTAATCCGACCCGTAACGCTTCCTTGTCGTAATAGGGGTATTGCAGATCAGATAAAACTAACACGTCTTTAGCGTTGATCTGATACGGGGTGAAGTCAATCTCTTTTCGGGGACTATTCTCTGCAACGGCTTTGTCAAATTTAGCGTTAAAATCTGCTACTGCATGTCGAGCCATACGCCTTTCTTTTTCTCCTGCTTTCCCTTTAATTCTTCGTACTGTTTTTCTAACGTCTTCAACATCCTTGAATAATACTGCCATTTCAGGATCAGCCATAATCATTTTAGAGGCTGTCAGATTCTTTTCAATATTGGGTACGTGTGAATGATCTAGCAACCATTGCCTAACAATATCCGATACAACTCCTGTCTTCGTTTTTCTATTTCCCATAAGTTTTAAAAATCAAAATCGTAATCATGTAGTGCCTGATATAGGTTATGTTTGATCTGAACCGAATCCAATACGCCCGTGTCGTATTTATCAAGTTCGATGTGTACTGCTTTCCAGAAATCTTTATCGGATAGCACGGAATTATTATCCCATGCAAATGCTACACTTAAAGCAGTAGCGGAAAAATGGTATCTGTCATTGTTAACCTTTCCGTAATCATTATACGCCTTTAAAGCCATTGCACTGATTGTTGTGCATGGTATTGCTTTTAGGTGCTGTGTCAAGGTTTTGAGTTTCATTCTCTTGCGTCCCCGTCAGGTAGTTCTTTTGGTTGTGGTGTTCCTACATCAAAGTATTCACTGATTTCAAGCATGATGTGGTGACTGATCTGTTGGGAGAACTCTACCTCTGTTGGGTCAGGATTGTACTTGTATGCTTTTCGGATACCTAATGTGATACCCCGATCTACACAATCCTCTAAAATTCTCCAAGTTCTAGGATGTAACATGATTGCATTATATTTCATTCATTAACCACTACTTTGATACATATTGAATGATAAATCAGACTATTTTGTAAGTCTTCCTATTGTCGCATCTTTCACGGCACTTGACCTCGACGATCCGAAGTAGTACCCTATAATGAGGGTGGTGATAGATGTAACCGATGACACCACGCTAAACGTGATATTCTCTGACGCATTTAGCTGACGTGTAAGCACGAGGATATACAGTGTGCAGGTGAAGGCAACAAAGATCAGCGCAATGATGCTACCTGTGTTCTTATTGAGCCATGTAGCTTCGGGGGAAGTACTGATCTGTATTTCACGGTTACGGGCATCTTTGCGGTCATCGACTTCGATTTTAAAAGCCTCCAAGTCCTGCTCAAGATACTTTAAGGCAATCTCTTTCTGTTCGGGGTCGAGTTTATCAGAGTTTGTAATGAGGTCTTTGATCTGACCCGCTGCATCAACCCAGTTCCCCGTAATAAGTGAACCCGCTGTATCGAGTAGGTCGCCTCCTTTGTCTTTGAGGAACTTCCCGACCTTAGTTTCTTTGAATGGTTTTTTAGCCATGATTGAATATCGATTTACTGCCTTTGGTTTTACGGTAATACTGAATGAGTAAATAGGATAGAACCCCTACACTAATACCATACGCTCCGATGTATTCATCGACAATGAAGGAGAATATTACGGTACAGATGATGCTGTGAGCAATGAGCCAAAAGATGATGTTGGGGATGTTGCGGGGTGTGGATTGTTCAGTCGGGTCAACGTCCTCAAACTCGATAGCCTTATTCACCAACGCCCTAGCAGGTACAGGCACACGGTTCATTTCAATGTACATGGTTTCAGGTGCATTGCAATCCCCTCCGAAATACGGATTCAGGTAGTAGCCTACTGATGGTGATGCGGTGTATGGAAGGGAAATATATTTGCCATTACAACCAAACCAAACTACACCCGCCTGTGTATCGTGCTGAATGCTGATTATATTAGGCATCAACTGGTCAAGATAAACCCATGCAAAACCTTTGATGGTTCGCACTCCATTCTGATAAACATACCCTGCAATACGGATTCTGTCACCTACTGCTTTCCATCCGATACGGACAGAGTTTGTCTGGTGCAGTCCGTAGCTGAATCCGAATAGCTTATTGAAGTCTCCATCGCATTTCTGAACGCCATTTAACTTTAAACAGGATTCATCGAAATTAACTGCGAAGGCTAATTCATTTGTTCCGAAGTGAAGTGAGCCAAGACTAAGCCCTGATGAATAATGTGAGCCTTTGGGGATGGTGACGGTCATGGTTTTATAACTGATGGTTGTGGATGAACAAATATTGCGCTTGAGTATTTACGCACCCTACGCATTACCTGACCTCCGTTAGATTGATTAGTAAGCGATGTATTGCCTTCGATGGTTTCAAATGAGGATGAATCTATCTGCCGTACAAAAATGCCCGTATGGTCAAATCTGCCATCCCCGTTCCAATCAAAGAAAACAATATCACCGATCATCGGTTCATTAGCAATCGAACCCTGTTTTTTGAAGTAGGCAACTGCTGTTTGGCAACCTGCAAACCCCTTTTTAAATCCGATATTTCCTAACCGTAACCCTGCATGAGTATAAACCCATGAAACGAATATCCCGCACCATGCGACCCCATCCAGTCCAAACCATTGCCCGTACTTGGTTTTATTGGAGTTTATAGGAGTTTCACTGTATCCGATTTCATTGGTGGCTATCCTTACAATCTGCTCACCTATTACAATGCGTTCTTGGTTCATTTATCTCCGAATTTACAGCCCATGAGTAGCAGAGCAAGTATGATGCTACCTATTAGACTAAGGATTTGTAACACTATTTTCAGATTAATTGCAAAGGATGGTATTTCCCATTCAATCGGAGTACCTGCACGATGCACGATGTAGGCATCCATCATTACGTAAGTAATCCACACGAATGGAAGCACCGCCCCGACTTTCAACCGCCTGCCTTTAAGATAGGGATTCACGTAGGTTTCCCGCTTCACGTGTAAGTAGGCAACGTATCCTAAACAGCCCATCAAAGACAGGATTTCGAGTGAATAAATTATGTAAAGCACCACGACATTAACGGGCATACTATCTATCTAATTTTTCGAGTATTAAGCGTTCTAAGTTTTGCGATGTGCGTTCTGTGCGATCTACAATGTCACACAGGCGTTGATTAGTCAGTTTTAATTGATTGAATGCCTCTGTATTGCCTGCAACCACTGTGAGTAGTTTATCCATGTACTCCTTACGCTCTTTGCGGTTATCTTTATACAGGAAGATGATTCCCGTAGTAAGTCCCGTCACGATAGCGCAAACAGCCCATATCATAAACTGTGTCAATTCAGGTGTCATCAGGAAGGTGACGTTAGCGGGTACTTCTGTCATATCACTTCAATAGTTGCTGAATAGATATTACCCATTAACCTTTTGGTAGCACGGAGCGCATTTGCTTTATTCGCATACGGCTCACCACCATCGGCTACGATCTTTCCATTTTTGGCAACGATACGGATATACCACCCGCCCTTTTTGCCTTTGTAGATTTGGATTTTGTGGGTCATGGTTATTTCACGGTTACGCCCTGAATGTATTTTTTTTGTCCGTTGGTATCGTATCCCTGAATGGAGGTAAGTGATGGAATAGAGCCTACCCATTTAGTAGCATCGGTAATGAGGAATGTAGCAGGAGGGTTGACAAACTCCCAACGCCCCGCACCGTTCACATTCTCGAATTTAGTTCCCGATGTCAGGTAAGGTATTTCACTCACTACCATCTTAGCGTATGCACTGGATTCAAACTTTATCAGGGTCTGATCGTACTGCGAATAAACACCACCGACTTGAGCATATCCGTCCTTTAGTCGGACATAGTATGCGGCTATTTTTGCCTGATGTTCATGGTGATTTCCGTAGCTGAAAAACTCTTTCACTACGTTGGATGAATTATCATCGAAGTAAATATCATAATCACCACCCGCTTGTACTCCTTCAAATATGCAATGTAGTACCTGCAATCCACTTACAGCAGTTGCTTTGATAGAGGCGAAATCACCCGCACTGTTTCTGAATTTACAATCCCGTACAATGCTGTGGTTAGACTGCGATGCGGAGTTACTGCCTCCACTGAAACGGGCATAGTCTAAGTCGATGCTGATGTAATTCTCCCAAAAGTAGCACTGCTCTATTATAGTTCCCATAGTCCAACCGCCTTTGTATGCGGTGTGGAAGTTGGAGAATCTGCAACCTTCGATCTTTGCACCGTAGTTCGCCTGTACTGCAATACATACGTTTGATCCGTTACCAACAAACTCTACATTACTAATGCGGAGTTGCATATCAATCCCCGCATTAGCCTCTGAAAGAGATGCGTATGTACGGGTGAATAATGTATCGGCTGTAACTGTAACCTTTGAACTGTTGCCTTCAATCAGGAAGATACGGGAATAGTTCTTTGCAAAACTGAACTTGGTGGAGGCTGTGAAATCATTATACAGGTATATCGCACGGGTGGAGGCGGAGTTAAGTGCCGAATAAAATTCAGTAGTCGTTCCTGCCCATTTAACCCCGAAGTTGAAGATGGTTGTACTCCCACCACTCCCCGACCCCGCAGGACCTTGCGGACCTGTTTCGCCTTGTGGACCTTGTGGACCGATCGGACCGACTGGTCCAGTTGCACCCGTATCCCCCTTATCACCCTTTTCGCCTTTAATAATGCTTACAGGCTTCCAACCATTACTGTAGTAGTATTGCTGATTGTTTACGATTAGGATATCACGATTAGCCATGAATCCCTGAATAGTACCGCTTGGCATTACCGAGCGGGTGAAGATGCGACCTTGTGATAAGTCCTGTGTTTTTCCTTTAGTGAAAATACCTGCGATGAGGCAGAGCATGAGCATGATTGCTCCGATTAATTTCAGTGTTTTGTTTGTCATATAGTTTTAGTTCATTGGTGGTTCAAATCTTACTCGGTTGGATGTTGGTACTGTTGCGGTCGCCCAAATATTCGGGAATCCGACTGTATCACGTACATCAGCCGCATCCGTTGGATTTCCTTGCAGGGTTACATTTTTCATATCCCATGAGGAAGTACCGCCTGTAGTATTGATCTGCTTTAGCTTCCATGTTTGGTTAGTCAAGCAGTCACGGATCACGATGTGGTTAGTACCGTTGGTTGATTCAGATTCAAGGAGGATTACATTGGTATCGGAACTCTGCCAAAACACCCTACGCACTTCGCAGGTGAATGGGTCTGATCCTTTCATCCCGATGATAGCGTTGGTGTACTTATTACCGTCCCCGATTTCAGCATGAACGCCATTAATGACAACATTCTTTGCAACGGTGGTCACGGAATTGTCGATGTAGATGCCGTATGCACCGTCCGACCCTTCAAGGGTGCAACGATAGAACTCACAGCTATCTGTACCGATAATTCTAGCCCCTACTTGCGTTGTGGAGGTTGTACGTAAACGGCAATTAATGAACATTACCTGATTGCCTGCAATGGAATATCCTGCACCACTCCACCAACCTTTGTCGATTAGTATTCCATCCTGACCACAGAAATTAGTGTTTACGTTGGTGAATAAGGCGTTCAATAAGAATCCACCTACAAAGCCGTAATCATCTAAGCCCTCAAACTCTACATTGCGCATATCGAGCGAACGACAAGCACCTAAACGCATTCCAACGCTAACAGTCCCACCTGACCCCTGCACAACTTTGAAATTACTCAAAGCCCAAGTGTTAAAGATTGATTGTGCGCTTGCTTCCGTTTGATCTGCAATGTCCGATGTGAAGCCATAGGTTTGCGATCCTCTTAAAAAGAAGATGCACCCCTGACCGTCAAACACGAACTGATTCGGATAGCCTGATGTTCCTGTACCTTTATAGCTTGGCAGTATCACTTCATGCCCTGATAGGATAAAATCACCCGCGCCTGCTACAAGGTATCTGTTTTTATTCCCTGCACCTGCAATAGTCAAGAACGCCTCCTGAATGACGGCTGTATCGTAGTCGACTGCTGATGCGGTGATGCCACCCCATGCCGAAGCCGTGAGTGGAAACTGTGTAGCGGATGACCCGTCACTGTATCCCAAACTAGATAGCGTTCGGGGTGTTCCTGTTCCGACCGTGTTCACCCCATCCTCAAAGTCAGAGAATCGTAGCGAATCACCGCCCGTGATAGTGACGTTGGTAAGGAGTGCGGAAAGGTCGCCAAGTGATAACCTACGGTCGATGTATCCACCGCCCGATTGACGGGCAACCCGCACAAGGTCTGATCCCTGTGCGGTGATGCCGTCCGTTAATTCTGAAATTTTCTGTCCCATGATAGAGTTGTCGGGTGATGTTAAGATTCAAGTAGGGCGTTTTCTCCGTCTTCCAATAAGGCGGGAAGCCCATCCTCAAGGAGTTCTAGGTTTTCATCACCCTCTACTACAAAGGGATGTAGCAGCGATCAAAGATTCCCGCAGGTGTCGTGTACGGACATGGTGAATCAGGATTCTGCCATTTTACAGTAACGTCCCAAACCACATTGCTCTTAAGGTCATCCGCTACTGGATTCTTTGGAGTGATGGTCACGGGTGCATTGGCAAGGTGAACGGCTGATGATGTTCTGAACGCAATGGTGTACTCTGATGAGTATTTCAGTTGCGTGTAGAAATCGCAGTTCTCCAAGTAATTCGGGTCTTTGAAGTTCAGCACGTGGGAAGTACCACCATTGGTAAACTCGGAATCACCGAACCCTGCTAATTCAGAGGTTGTACCCCCGTCATAACTGCCCTGTGTTTGCCAAATTACAATGATGTCACCGTTGTCGATGCCCGTAGTCCATTCCGTAGGATTGGTGGGATCGGTGAATGAAAACGTGCTTTTAACGAATGCCACCGAACGAATACGCCCGTACTCGTAGGATGGACAAGGATTGCAGGAATAAGTAGGTATTGCGCCTCCGCTTCCGCATCCTGAATCTGATGGATAATATACTGACATAGCTATGTTGTGTTAACACTCAAGGCAAGAGGTTATACACTCATTATTATAATCTGTGGTTATGTTGTAATCAATCGTGAATAGGCATTGGTGCATCCTTACGGGGTATGCGTTGGCATCAAAGGAATACTCCTGTTGCCAAATCTCAATGCCATTGTAATTATCTTCTGTGGTTTCAACCGTTACGCCCAACAATCCGTTGTAGGGTAGTAAGGTATCACCTAAGTATTGCTTATTGAGGGATGACCTGACCATGAAGCCTAGATCATATTGATTCAGTCGTGTACGCTGTTTATCAGCAAAAACAACCATTCGCATCTGTGCTACTTCCCGACCGTTGGTTGCACCATCACCATACGACAAGGGCGATTCTTCGTTCTGAATACCTATGATGCGGTGATAGCATTGGAAACTGTATCTATCATCAAACCCTGCAAACGTGCTGAAATCCCGTTGTGATGCGAGGATAGGCACTGTGCGCTGATCTGATTCATTGACGGGTTGAAGTTCAGAAAGCCCGTTGAGTTGGTTGGTGAACCGTTTGCCGTCAGTGAGTTTGCCCGACTGTAAATCAGAATTAAGCATCTCGACTATTTCGGCTATGTACGGCATTAGAGTTGTTTATTTATCCAATCGTTAACGATGAGTTGCACCATTGCAAGTTCATCTTTGGTCAGGCTGTAAATGCGCCCGTACTTTTCCTGCACCCATCCCGCTTTATCTGCATTAAACGAGTTCTTAAATCCAAGTCCATAACTGATATTCCCTAGTGGAATCACACTCCAGTCGTTTTCCATTTGCCCTGTCAGTGCTAGTATCACTTTAGGATTAGCGGTGCGGTTGTACTTTCGCACCCTTACTTTAATGTAGTCGGGGCTATACTGCCCGATCTGTGTATTATTAGCGTTCTTTCCTTCGATGTGAACCCTGTCACGTACTTCCCCTAACATGGTTTGTGCAATAGTTCGGCATAAGGTATCGAGGCTCTGCTGTGATACCATCTTACTTAACTTGCCTTGCAATGGATTGATTATCTCAATGCTCATCGTTTGCCACCTCTACGGGGTTTCTTGCATCCACACATTAGTAGAATTGATTTGATGTCACCGCCATCACCGACCCTGAACACTCAATGCAACAATCGCAGTCAAGTTCCATGTTATCGCATATCTGTGAAAGTGACTTGTTATACTCTATAATGAACTCATCACGTAGCTTCGAAGCCGTCATTTTATCAATGGTGGTGTAGCTGTTTAGCTTAGTAGAATATATTTGCTCTGTAAGCAGTTCCACGCCTAAGCAGTACCAATAAGGTCGGGCAAAGATGTCCTTGTTCTGACATACCATACCATCCCATGCACACTGAACGCTGAACGTAGCTGATAGTCCGTAGGTATTGCCCGTGTAGATTAGTTCATCGCTTGTAATGCCTGTGGTCTGTGTACTGTATGCACCTCTGATCCGTGCCTGACAGCATCCCGTACCGATTAAATCAGCAGGGGTGTCCATATCATATACGGTAAGGGCGGACGAAGTAATGCCACAAAACACCCGATTAGGAAGCGAGTTAAACGACCCCGTTAGCTTGGTGTTTACCTGCACCACATTCCATCCCGTTGTTAGCGTTACAGAGGTGGTGAATAGCGTTGCACCTGTTAAGGTATCGAATATCGCTACGGTCTTGGATTCACCTGCATCGGACGCATCTGCATAGAATTGCAGAGTTTGGATAGAGATGTACGTAAGGGCTGATGGTATCCACTCCGTTACGGATGGGTCAACCAACTCAATGACAAAACCACTCATGTTAGATGGTGCGGAGGCTGATGTGGATTCAATACCACGCCCCATATTCACCGCCTGATTTAGTGTGCTGATCTTATACTTCGACCCCATTGCATCACGTACATCAACAGCGAAACGGGATTCGGCACGTGTCTGAATTATGTTCCACAACTCGGTAAACGTAGCCGATTCCTCATCTGTCAATGACGTGAGTTGACGTAGTGAAATACCTGTAAGGTCGTTCACATATAATCCTGATGGTGGGGTGGTAGTATTTCCACAGTACCGTAACCCGATATAATCTCTTAAGCAGTTCATAGGATGCGAATAATGGAGGTGAGCATTACACCCACCTCCACGTTAAGAGTTTAAATCTTAGGTATTGGTCAGGGAGTAGCGCAGTGTTCCATTGCTTCCTGCAAGTACATCAGCACCATCGTAAGCATCCGTAGGAGTTACGAAGAGATCGTAATACTTGTAGATACGTACAAGGTAACCACGTCCAGAGATCGTGTTGACGTTCTTGTAACCTGATGTGATGAAGTTTGCAACATCTTCAGGACAGTCAGCGTAACGCACCTGCATATCCCAACGGACATTGCCGAGCGTGTTACCTTCTGACCAACACTGCATACGTGGGTCGATGATGGTAGAGAATGTGGAGTTACCACGTGTTCCCGCCCATGCACCTACGTTCTGCAAGTATTCAAGGTAGTGTGCTGAATCTTCACTGAACATACCTACGTTGGTAGAACCCCAAGTAGTACCTGCCAAGCCTGATGCGTAGAAACGGAATGCGGCACTATCAAGTAATGCACGATTGTCAACGCCTAATCCTGCATTTAATCCACGCATACGGTACTGCATATCGTACGCATCCATTAAGCCTCCGAGCGCACCCACAAAACGAGGTGTACCACAGAACTCATTAGCACGAGCGTCAACTAACATCTTCAATACCCCTGCTGTGAGGTCGTTGAGGTTGCCATCTTGCTCGATGTTTACTGCTACTGCGTTTGCTGATCCTGTTGCTTTGTGCTTTCCGAATGTTGAAGCCATTGCAGTAGTCAGGACTGATTCCTGCTTCTGATAAAGGCTGTTCATTTGAAGCAGTACGAAGTCGAGCACCTGCGCCATTAACTGCGTAGGAGGTGCGCCTACTGCTACTGTGCGGGTTGCATCTTCGCAGTATTGACGCATTTGAGAATCAGGAATCCAAATACCAACCGATACGAAGTTATCTACGGTTGCTGATGTTTCCTTGAAGAGTGGTTGTACGTCCACAGCGCAGGTGTCAGTAGTAGAAACCTGACTGATTGTACCACGTGTGGCGTATTTGATGTTAACTGCACGTGTCTGACCGCCTGTGAAACCTTCCTGAATCGGAGTGTATGCAATAGGCTGATCGAGCAGCATTTGTGTGAAACCTACTGGTGTGACTTTCTTGCCTGAGTAATTCATACCCGCAATAGTGTCTAAGTGAAGCAATATCGCTTCGCAGAATCCTTGTTGAGATGCCATGATTAAGAGATGATTTAGAAATTAGATTCATCTAGTGTGGGTAAAGTACCCCTAATCTGTGGCTTTCGCCCAATGCCTGTGCTGATATTACAGCCTGTACTCTGCCTTGAGTGATGCAAATATAATAAGATTTTGTGAAAAACAAGGAAAATGTGTTAAATTTAACATTTTGAGCCACTTGTAGATTTTGCCTTTCATAATCAATAACTTACGAATATATTACACAAATATGTAACTATATACTTGTATAATCATATAACTGCTGTATATTTGCAGAGTCAAACAAACAAAAACATAAGGACATGAACTACAATCTTAAAGTAACAGAAACAAACAACAAGGCAGCTAAATACTTTTACGAAATCCAAGATGAAGCTGGAAACACGTTAGTAGACAGAAAAAGCAACCGCGAATATGTTGCCGCAACGATAGACGGAAGATTCTTTTTTGGTAGAATTGATCTGATAGGTAAAGGGGATCATGGTAGACAGATTAAATGGCAACAGAAAGAAAGCCGAGAAATAACACCCATAGCTTACAAAAAATAACCACAACGGGGCGCAGCATCCTACACTGCATTTATTTTGCAGAGTCAAACAAACAAAGAAACAAAGAAATGAAACAATACTTCAAAAACGGATACGCCTATTTTTACGATACAAATATTCGCCTATGGACGTTGTACCCTGTGGATGCTAACAAAAACCGAATTGAATGGGATGGCAATGATAATCCGATTGAAGCCGAATATTTCACCAATAAAAAAGAACTTGAAAAACGTATAGCACAATAATGTAATACCTTCCTATGTCCAATATTTTACATTATGATTTAATGGGGTTTTTATTACCTTTAACCCATGATCGACATTCTATGGAATATCTGCAAGGCTTCGGTTACGGATTCACGGGCGTTGATGTGGTTACGTAGGGCGGGTATTGATTGCAGGAGGGTTGTACCAAAACAAAGCCCCCGCATGAATAGCTCACACGGGGGTAACCAACCGTAAATACAATGCTTTTACTGCTTCGCCAACACCACATTCTCCCCGTTTTCATACACACACTGAAAACCGTTTGCAATGGCAAAGATTTCATCCTTTCGGTTGTCGTGTTCCACTACCCAAACTTTAACCTTCGGCATTAACGGGAATACCTTTAGAAATAACTCCGCACTCTGTCCTTCGATGTCAAGGGATACCATATCAAAATCAGTCCCGTAATGGGATAGGATGGTATTGATATGCACGGGCATCACCGTAAGTGCTTGGAAAGGTGTTTGTGCTTTCCATTTCTCTACGTGCGATGGGTCAGTGGTTGCAGTGGCTTGGTCGTTATCGTAGAATGTAGTCATTCCAAAAACAGGCTCATGCGTTATACAGGCAAGGCATAGATGCACATTCTTTCCTTCTAGGTTACGCTGGCAGGCGGTGAACATCTTTGGTGATGCTTCCACGTACACGCCCTCCCATCCACGTTCTAAAAGTGCGTATGTGTTGCTGAATGTAATGCCGTCAAATGCTCCTAAGTCTAGGAACTTTCCCGTAACGCCTTCTAGATGTTGCAGGATGTAGTGCTGTTCATCGTTTTGTGAGTATTTCATTGCTCCGTGCTTGGTTCTTTTTTGAAATTTACATCATATCCTATGTGTTCTGCAATGTCACGTGACATATCTGAACTTGCCGTATATCCCAAAGAATTATACAACCATCCATTATCTGCCATATAGTACCCTGCGGGCTTACTTACGATGGTAATTATTGTTCCGTTCTTACATCGATACTTTGCGCCAAACCCGTTATGTTCTACAAAACGGAGGTGGTCTACATTTTCACCGCTTAATAGCAGTGTAAGTGGATTCACTGGTTCTTCCATGTTATTCAGGATTAGCTTCTGATACTTTTGAATCATATACGTAGGTCATCATTTCGTGATTGATATGATGTGCGTACTTTGCTTTCTTATTGGCTTGTTCAGCCCATGCCCAATCTTCACCGTAGTTGCTGTCGGGGAATGTGCAATGCTGAACTACTTCACGCCTCCAAAAGCAAACGTGCCAAGGGGGTCGGATGGTAATGCCGTCCTTTACTAATTCGTCATTAGTCGGGTGTCCGTGTTTAAATTGCAGTGCGTATTCTTCACCGTTTAGGATGACTTTTTGATTGAAGGTGAAAACATCGGATAAGTCATCATAATTACTCATGTAATGCTCTACAAAGTACCATAAATAGTTTTCATCAGGCTTGTCATCGTCATCCAAAAATGTAACATATTCACCTTGTGCAAGGTTCAGTAATGCCTGTCTTTTCGCTCCAATGCTTCGCTTTTTGTTGTCGCATAACATCAGAATTTCATAATGCTTTTTCGGATAACCGACCTCTATCTGCCTCTCTAATTCACGGATTAGCGGTATTAGATGCGATTCAAGTCGGGACGGGATTGACGGGATAAGGATGGATAGGATCATAATTTTGTATGTGAAGTGCAAACATAATAAAACCCCCTCACATAAGCAAGGGGGCTTCTCACATACTAACACTTCAATCCCTGTCTTTATTGTGAACCTGCACGTAAATCTTCGATAGCGGTCTTTACCTGATTTTTAGCCGCAGGCACTGTGATCTTTGTCGGTACCGGTGTCGGGGTTGGTGTCGGGCTTGGTGATGGCGGTGTACCTTTCACTTTAATTAGCTTATTCTCTGCCACCACTGAATCCGCAAAACTGTCAAACTCAACGGGCTTGTTGTCGATGGTGAAGGGCAGTGCGTCATCTGTGGAGGATACAAGGGTTACTTTGCCATCTACAAACTTCATCTTTCCGCCCTTTTCAGCAAGTTTGCGCTCGAATAGTGTCCGTGCTGATGTTGCCTGTACGTCAACGGGGATGGTATCCATAGCGTAATCGTATTGGGTGAATTTGCTGTTTACAAGGTGGTCACCAAACTTGCCCCTCCATTCATTGTCGATCCGTGCTGTTTCGGCTTTTAGCTGATCTTTAGCGGAGGCGATTTCTGCATTGAGTTTATTGATCTGCTCAACAAGGGTCTTCTTTTCACCGCCCACAGCAGTAGCCGCATCTTCCTTCGCTTTGGCAAGTGCTTTAGTAAATAGCTTAATCCGCTCAAAAGAGTTGGTTTCTGTTTTCAGTACCCCCTTCACGTCATCGGGCAGAGCGTATTCATCGGTCATGTCGTTGATGATGGAATCCACAGAGCCGAGATGTACCCCTGCAAAGTGCTTTTTCAGTTCACCGTTGATCTTGGCTTCGTTAACTGTGAGTAGCGAATTAAGCACAGCGGGTTTAAAATCATCGGGCAGTGTAATCTGTGACAATGCGGGGTTAGCCAATAAGTCCTTTAGTGGTGTCGTGTCGTATCCCGTGCGCTCGGCAAGGGCGTGAATCAATTCTCCTGCGTTCATGTGGTTTTGTTTTTGGTGTTACTCTTTAGATTTAATGACTTTTACCTTTGGTGCTTTTGGTGTTTCTCCCTGTGGAAGAATTACGCATTTAGCTGATATGCCTCTTTTAACTAGCATATCCTCAACCTCCTGTTGATTGGTTTCGGGTGAATCGAACCAGTGTTGACCTTCACGCCATACACTGATAAATTTTTGTTGTTCCATTGGTCTGTATACGTCTTTTATTTTTAACTGTCCGATTTGTTTCCTTAATTCGTTTTTAGCTATATCATTTAAATAGCTATACTTTTTATCGTTATCATCTTTTTCTCTTTTTAGTTCCCGTTGTAGCTCGTGAATAGCTCTTGATTGTATAACATTTCTTTCACGAACTTTCTCTATTTCATCTTCTAAATCAGAGATAAAATCACGTAACGATTCTTCTCGGTCATCATCTGAATCATCTTCTGGATCATCTTCTGGATCATCTTCGCAATTTGGCTTTTTTGACTTGTTTTTTAATATTACAATTATTGCATAAATCGTCACGACTATTATTCCTATGCCAAAGCCTAGTGTCAGTTCTTGCATCCAATTCATTATTTTCAGTTTTTAGTTGTATGTGCAAATATATGAATTATTCTACTCCGAACTGTTGCCGTAATTCTTTAGGGACTACGGCTGTGGCTACCCCGTAAATCTGATGGTTACACTGAAAGCCTCCTGCATTCACGTAGAAGTTAGCTACGTTTGTACCCTTCATCATTCCCGATGGTAACCCCGTTTTCTTATTTATGTGTATCTGTTCCCCGCATATTCTACCCGCTAATAGTTCAGGAATCTGTGAGGTGTGAAAATACTTCATGCACCCATTCTTAGCCTCAATCATCTTCACGCAAAATTCACGGGAAGTTTCCTTTAGCGACCCCGAATAACGCCAAAACACGAAGCCGAGATCATCGCTAATGACCTTGTTATAGTTTCGGCTGTATTGGTTCAGGGCATCGGTGGTTATCTGTTTAGCGTACTTTACTAGCCTCCCCTCCGTTTCGCCTTCATTCATTAGATAGGCTCTGATTTCTTCGGTGAACTGCGACACCTTGCCTCCTGTGGTGATGTTCTTGGTTAGAATATCCCTGACAGGGTTAATCACATTCACTTCAATTCCTGCCCGTCCTAAACTTTCGATCGTGATATCGATGCTCTGTTTTTGCAGTTCAGCAAGTACAGCAGGAACGGTGAAATCCTTTACCGTTGTGGCAAAGTAGGAGTTTTGTAGCTTGGTGATATCATCGTAGGTGCTGACTAACTTCTTTAACTCCCGTTCGTACTTCCCGTCTATCATCACCTCTAGTAGCCGTTGTTTGATCTTGGCTATTAGTCGGATATTGGATGCGGATACTTTAATCGTGCCGTCCTTGTATTTCTCCAGTTGGGCGGTTAATTCCAATACCTCCGCATACGCTTGTTTCTGAACAGCGGGCATAGAGGCGGTGAACCCATTGATTCGTTTCTCAATGAGTGATTCTAATTCCTCTATGATCTTATCGCCTTGTGGCATTATTCAGTTGGTGGTGTTTCGATTAAATTAGCCCTCATTGCCTGTTCTTTCTCTACGGCATACTTTCGGATAATGTCCTGCTGTTCACGGTGTGGTAATCCGCTAAAGTCCCTGACCTCGTTTAATGCTCTGTTTACAAAGTCATTGATATTGGCATGGATGACAACATCGGTTTGGGATACTGCGTTATACATCCGCATCATCGAAATATTTTCCTCTGGCATCCCCGCAAATGGGTCTAACAGCAGTTTTAATTTCACCATGTCCCGTAGTGTCGGATCATTTACGAACCGCTTTTCTACGAGGTCAATTTGTGCAGCGTTGATGATTGCGGGGTCTACTTTTGCCTGTGACATCTTGGTAATCTCGTCAATGAGTAGGTTAGCAGATAGCAAGTCGAAGCGTTCAGGAACGGTCACAGCGGGTAGCATATCATATAATTCGGTATCGCTAAAATTAGCGGGTTTGAACCGCCACTGGTTAATATCGTAGATAATCTCGACAAGGATTCTGCAACAATCCGCACCAACGCTATAAACAGTGGAGTATAATTCTTCCCGATCTACTTGCTTTGCAACTCCTGATTGTGTTACAGGCGTTTCAGCTAAGAACTCCATGTTAATGGAGGCAAGTGCATCATACACGTGCTGACGGATGCGCTCTTCCTGTAACCGTGCAATGTCGGTCTGTTTCTGCACGTATCCCATTGGTGGGGTTGGTACTGCATTCTCCCCTGTCTTTGGCATTGGAATAGTCAGGTGTTCAAATGGATTCAGCGGTGCAATTCCGACACCGTTGCAGTCCTTACATTGTACGGGTGCAGATTCAGCACTGGAACGCATTACGCCTCTGCCTTTACACGTTGTGCAGGCTTGTGGCTGTATAGTCCACATCGTGCTGTGAATGTGCATCACAATCTCTGCCTGCATATCCGAGTACTCTCGAAGAACCTCGTTCAGCATCGGTACTATCCCCGCAATACGGGATTCATACAGGTTGTAGCCTTCCTTTTGATCTACGCATACTCCCCGCATGGAGCGAATTGGAATATACCCTATCTCGTTGGGGCGGTTATAGATTTCCGTGATAGTTCCTCTACGGGGTTGATAGTCGAACTCCTGTATTGATTCAGGTGTGATGACCATGAACCTAGCACCATCGGAATAGGTGTAGTTCTGCTCATCCTCATAGCGTTCAGTGTTGGAGGTCTGAATTACGAAATACTCCCCTTCACGATAGTCGATGATTGCCTCTGATGTAAATACCTGTGGAAGCGGACGGTAAAACTCGTTATCTGGTGAATCAAAATTCATCGGCAAGGTCAGCACCCAAGCATTAGCATCAATCAGATAATATCTGAACCCTACATTCCAAAACCATCCATTGAGCGAACCGAAATTCGGGATACCTTCATGGATGAACCGTTGCAGGGATTCCATTTCAGGCACTCGGCTCGGCAATTCCTTATCGAATAGAATTGCAAAGTCAGGGCTACGGTTGATTTTTTGCAGGGAGTTGTATATCTTGGTAAATACGGGCTTTGTTTTTGCCACGAAAATCTTTTTCCGATAGGCTTTGATCTGATCTGATTCAGCGGGTCTTCGCTCATCAATCAGGTCATAGGCATACCGTCCCGAAGCATGGAGGTCTATTGCCTCTGCGTTTTCGGTGGTTTGCTCATAGAACTTATGGCGTAGATCAGGGTTAGTGATGTACTTCTCAATGAATGATGCTGTTACTGACATGGCTTTGTTAAATTACGGCTCGCTCTGGCATTACGCTCTTTTTGTGGTTGACCGTGAAGGTCTGCAACCCTGTGATGTACTGAACATTTTTGCACAATTCATTGTAAACATTCTGCATGGGTCGGGGAATAAACTTCCCACCCATTGAGAACAGGTAATACTCCTGCTTTATCTGCATGGCATTCTTATATCCTTTCTCTGCCCATTGCCAATACGAAGGCTTGTATGGTGCTTGGTGCGGTCGGATTCCACAGTGAATCATTCCCATCATTAGGAACGGCTCGTCAGGTTTATCTCCCGCAAATATCTTGGTTTGTAGGTCACCTTCCTTGTAGAATCGTAGAGCATTCTCAAATACAGATTGCGCCTGTACGTTCTTTTCAAAGTAGATAAATTCACTGCTCAAATCATACCAATACGGCACATCTAACACGCCTGATTCAACCCATTCAGATACGCCCTTACTTGGGTCTTGTTCGCCTCTGTTGGCAATCGTGAACGGTATACCCTTCAACGCTCTGAACAGTTCCTCTGCTTTCTTCATCGGGGTGAATATCGTATCAGCATCGACATAGATAGTATGCTCATACGGGCTGTACTTGTAAAGGTGATACTTCAATGTTAGCGGAGTACATTTAGCCCCGTTGTGATAGTCGCACAATTCAGGAGTTACGATCTTATCAAACACGGTGCGCTTATAGTCATCAAGGTGCGATAATCCAACCTCATCAGCTATTATCGTGATGGGAATAGTCGGACTGATTGCCCGTAACGACACGGCAAGATTATAGGCGTAACGTCCATACATGGCGTGTTTAGTGGCTATGGTGATAACTCCGATGCTCATCTAGCAGGATCGTTTAAATATTACAGGTTCAGTTACTCGTATCAGGTCAACCTTTGATTGTGCAAGGTTATATCTATTCTCATCCCATTCAGGCTCGTAGTCCTTTACAGGCGCAAAGTACACGTCCCCGTCAATGGTCAGTACATCGCAGATTAACTGTGTGCTGATGACGTCATGCGTTGGCTCATCTACGTAGTCGAAGTGCGCTGTTCTGACCTTTCCACGTTGTGCATACGATCTGCCAAAGATACCACTGCTGAATAAATATTCCTCGCCTTGTGTTGGATATTTAGGTGCAAATTGCAGTATCCGTAAACGCTGTGTAAGTTTGAATACATTGTTAGTAGTAGCCCCGAAATAGAATCCTAAGTTATAGCCGTCACTGTAGCCCTCCACAACAAAGGTGCATTCCCATCCATCGGGATTGTATCGCAGTACGGTTAATGAATCGTAAGTGGTTGCACCTCCTCCACAGTCTTCTGATAATCGCAGTCGATAGTCAATGTTGCAACCTAATTCAATCGGGTTGCCTCCGTTGGTTAAGTCCGACACATCGAAACACCACGTTATACGGTCATCATTCACCACAAACTCAATACGGTCTGTTGCACCAATTCCTGATTGGTTGATTACAATTAATCCATATACCGTTGAATCAATAAACGCTGTATCCATCAATCCGAAATCATCCACCGTTACATTATCAACGCACCCGTCAAAGTCACCTGCTTTAGTCAGAATCAGCGACCCCGATGCGTCATTCGGCACACCGTAGAACTGAAATTCACCGTTACCTGCTGTCGTGCCTAAATACGTGCCTCCTAAAGTAACCTCTAACCCTCCCTGTGTGCAATCGGTAATACGAAGATTTACACGGTGGTAGTTTCCATCTGCTGTGTATGCGGTCAGGTTGGTAAGGCTTCCGAAATCCGTGATGGAGCAGAATCTACCATCTGCTGTGATGCCATCGGTTACAAGGCTGTAACTCCATGTAGGATACCCGAAACCTAACGAATCTTCCCAACAAAGCATTGTAGAGGACAGTGCTACATTGGATATTACCATCGTGTCACCTGCTGTTGTTGCGGAGGCGTTCATGGTGAATACCATTGTATCGGCTGTGGTTTGCGCCACTAGCCAAAACACGTAAGTACCTGCTGATGTGATTTCTGTTGCGTAGGTATCCAGTCCAAGTGATACAAATATCCCTGCCGTTCCTGTTACGGAATCGACTGTTAGGTCAACCTGATACACGTTCCCCGCTACAAGTGGGGTTGATGGGGTGTATGTTGCATTACCTACTACCCCACCCGCACCTGTATAACTTGTTAGCCCACCACCAAAACTCCAACCGCTACCAAGTGAATCGGAAAGCCCAAGTGCAGCAGCAGCATTAAACATATTCGGCTCACAGTTTATAGCGTCATCGCACGGGGTCATAATCTGCTGAACGCACACGGTATCATTCGGCTGTACGATTTGAGCATACGCCCTGTTATCGTTGTTCAGGCATGGCTGATCGGGAAGCGGTGATTGCCAGATAAACGGCTGATTAGGTATGAAACTAAGAGGCATTTTGCGTGGTCGTGTTTATGAGGCTGAATGTTGTTACTCCTGTCACGTGGTTACGGGTCACATTCTTAATGTAGGCAGTGCGTGGCGTTTGTCCTTCCATCGCAAAGTTAATCTTTTGCTTTGGGTCAGCAATGAGCGTCTGCCATTGTGTAGCGGTTAACGGGTATTCAAATTCAAATATATTAATCGGGTAGTCCTGATAATCGTAGTCTTTAAATATACCACCTCCAACGGTGTTTTCTTCGCATTCCCAATAGGTATCTACTGTAATGTCTCCCTCCGATGTTGTACCGAATTGGTCAAGTTTGGTGAAGGATAATTGTAGGTAGTTCCCCGCATTCATTACCACCCGTGCTGAACGGTCAAATACTTGCAATCCCGTACTGAAATAACTGTATGTTGTTCCGCCTGTTGTCGCTACGGGTACGATGGTCTGTACCAATGTTCCCGTGCTATCAAACTGACGGATACGCATGGTAATATCTGCACGGTTTCCTGCAAACACATCGCAGTTGAACTCCATGTGGATATTGATGTCGTACACTCCCGCTACTCCTGCTGTGAATTTATCCGTGCCGTCAAAGTAACTGCCCGTGTTTACTGCTACATTGGTGGTGTCAACCGAGTTGTTGATGACCGCACCCGAACCGATTGCAATAGGACTTCCTACAAACGCCCTGAATATACCATCACCTTTCGCACCTGAAAACGCTGCCAAGCTATTTGGAATAGCCCCAACATAACGGTCGAAGATTGCCTGATTGGTCAGGGATTCATTGTAGTAGTACAGTGGTGGGTCAAGGTTTAAGAAATTACTATTCGATGTGCGTCCGTTGGATGCGTCTGTAAGCACGGAGGCAAACAGGAATATATTGTTATCATACGCCTGATCTCCAAAGTTTGTAGTTACGGATTCAATCACATTGCTACTCACGATCCAATCACCTTGAAGGCTCAATGTGGTGTCGATGTTGCATTCACCAAGTACGGTGTACGATTCTTCGCTGAACCCTAAGAACCTAATATTTTCAGGGAAGGAAAGCGATAAGTCAGCATCCACAACACTCGATCCAATATCTACACGGCTATATAATTTATTCACCTCATATTTACGGGTGATTTCATAGATGTCATCTATTGCAAATGCGGTGTCTGTGCCGTTGAAGTAGTCCTCTAGTTCAATACGCAATACAGGTGCGGTGTATGGGTTTTCAATGATGAACTTTATTGGTAATCGTGCTTTTAATTCACGGATGATTTTATCAAACGTGGAAGAGGTCATGTCAGCAATGGTAGCAGTACGAAGCATTGCACCATTGGTAATACACCACCCTTCATAATCCCCTCCGATGTCGAAGATAGTCGAAGCGAACCCGACACGGTTATCAGTCAGGAATGCCACTGCTGTACGTAGTACTTCAAAGATGCGATACGATGGGACGTTATTAAACAACAGTACGTTATTCAGCCCGTACACATCTAAGTTATAAAGCGTGGCGGGTGTCATTACTTCTAAGTTCTTTGTCTGATTGGTAGTTGCAACAACTTCAACGCTCTTGTTGTTGTTAATCATGGAGTAAAATGACCGATCCCTGATCTTTGCCGTTGCCGTGCATAACCGCTCATTGAAGATTATATCTGATATGAATATCTTTCCCTCAATGATGGTACTATACACATTGCCTCCGCACGTATCCTGTACGGTTACATCTATCACGGTGCAGAACCCTTCGAGTTCTTTGGTGGTGAGATAATCATAAGCAGAACCGACAAATGTGAGTGAAGTATCTTCTACCAATAAGACAGCGTTAAGCACCTCATCGAGTTTCAATGCGGATTCTAACTCCTCAAAGTTTGAGGGGTTATCTACTTCTGTGCTATCGAATAGAAATCTTATCATCTCATGCGGGGGTCGTTATTTCGTGCAATTTCCTTTCCAATCTGCCTAGCTAGAAGTGCAGAATTACGGATATTCACATTATCATTCTTTGGCATTACACCTGCCAACTCACGGGCGTTAATCTTGGCATTTACCGTGTTGTTCATTCTGCCCTTTAGCTTCATTTCCACAAAGCTATTAATATCGGATGGCTTTATCTGACGTTTAAACAGTGCGGAAATAGTTGGGTGGTAATCCCTGTTACGGTCAGCGGGGATAACTGCCTCGCCTCTGTGAATGATGGCGTGCATACCACCATCAGCATCTACGTTTCCACCACCTACATTGAGCGTTCCTGTCTTGAACTTCGGAATCGGTGTTGCTGCGATCTTTGCAAGGTTAGCCGCTCCTGTGATGGATGCTAACGCTACTGCGAATGGAATAGCGGAGGATGGAGTTACATTCAGCGCATTAATAATCGCTTGAGCCGCTCCCATTGTTGCCTGAAATATCTGATACTTTTTATCTTCCTCTGCCGCCTTACGCTTGATCTTCCGTAGCTTTTCCTGATACCTTTCTTCACTAATTGCACCCTGTCGTTTTGATTCTTCAAGGGCTTGTAGTTCTTCGGTGTATTGGGCTTGAGAGAATGCTGATATTACGGATGCTGTTTCCTGTGCGACACTTAAAGCAAATGCCGCCTCTCTTAATCTTCTATCTCTCCTGTCCTGTTCTTCTTTGTCAAGTCTTGCAAATAATTCTTTATCTAAATCAGCAGATGTTTGAGCAATCTCAACTGATATTGGTGCAGTTTTTTCTAATTCTTCATTCACCTTTGCAGCCTCTAATCTGACTTCAAAGAAACTGGCTTCTAAAAGTTCTAATGCTTTATTGAGTTTTAAAATACCCTCATCGCTGATATTATTAAATTCTAAGTTTGTCCTTACGTTTTCAAGACCTAACTTTTGTATTGCCTTTGTTGTTTTATCTATTTGATCTGATGCCCCCTTGTTTCCACGCAAAGAAACTTCCTTTTCAAGTAGCTTAATCAGTCCTTCTAATTCTCTTTTCTGCCTGTTATATTCGTTTGTTAAATCCTGCTGTGTTTTTACACCATTAGGGTCAAATAATACAATATTTTCAGGCGTTAATTCATTGTATTGATCTTTTATATTAGATAGTGCATTATTTAACTCCTTTGTTGAAAATGCAAGTAAATCAGTTCCGTTTTTAATACGTAACACTACTTGTTCTGCTGATTGTGAACCTCTCCTATTTAGGTTATCTAATGCAACAAGATTTCTGAACTGCTTTTCAAGTTCTTCGTTTGTTTCTTTGGTTGCATCTGCCAAGTCTTCCTGTGATTTGGCTGCATCATCTGTATTTTCTGAAAACAAAAACATAGCAGTAATCACTGCACCCAACGCCACCGCAACTGCTGTAAACGGGTTTGATAACATGGCTGCGTTAAGACCTCGCTGTGCCGTAGTAGTCACCCCCAACACCAACCGCAACTGTCCGTAAACGTCCTTCAACTGTAACACAGAGTTAATCCCCTGCGTTAAGTTCAGCACACCCTGAAACTGTTGCGCTAATTTGGTGATGCGCTCATTCTCTACTCCGAATAGTTGTAATGCACCTGTGGCGGCTTGGAATCCACCTTGAATACCTTGCCCTAACTTCACAAATGCGTTTAGCTTAGCATCGGGGTTTAATGCGTCTAATGTATCATTCAAATCGCCTATTTCATCCTTAATCAAAGCGGCTTTCTTAGCAGCGTTTTGCGCCTCCTTACTGAACGCCCCGAACTGTTGGGACATTCTCACCGCTTCGTTCTTCGCCTCTGCTAATTGAGTGCGTAGGGTCTTGGTGGATTGTGCTGATTGCTCTAACGCCTTGTTAAACGTCTTGGCATCTACACCCGCCTCCTTCAATGCTTCGTCAACTCCTTCGAGTGCCGAATCCATGTATTGAGCCGATACACCCGCTTTCTTTAACTCCGCTTCGAGGGTCTTGGATGATGCAACAGCCCCGTCTAGTTGGGTCTTATCAACGGTGAATTTTATCTGAATGTTTTCTGTTGCCATTGCTTAGTAGATTTCCATTACAACTACAAATCCATTTCCACCGTTTCCACCTGCACCCGATGCTGTACCGTTCAACGTGCCTGATCCACCGCCACCACCTGCACCGTATCCACCGTTACCACCTGCTGTAAATGCAGGATAACCACCTGCGCCACCAGTTCCGATACCTGTACCTGATGTGAGTGTAGTACTCATGTGGAGAAACTTGCTTTTGTTATTTGTGCCGTTTGGTGATGCACCTGCTGTCGGACCCGCTTGCAGGATACCATTTTCATAGATACCACCTCCCGCTCCTGCCGATGTTGCCGATACGTTTGTATTGCTGATTCCACCACCTCCTGCACCACCACTAGCTGCTGTGTTTCCTAGCATACCATTACCGCCTGCTGTGGATGTAGTGTTAGTTGTTCCAACTGTACCCGCTGCACCGTTCAGGGCAAATGGGCTGTATGATGGATTGGATGCGTTGGCTGCTCCACCACCACCCGCTGCCCCTGCTGTTGTCGCTCCTGCACCGCCTGCGCTTCCACCTTTGGCAATTACTACGCCTCCAAATGATGTATCACCGCCTACTGTGCCTGCATTACCGTTACTTGAAGTAGATGCCTGTGCTGCGCCTCCTGTTCCACCCGTTCCGATGGTTACTGATACGGTTGAAGCCAATGCGCCTGCTGCGATGGATGCAATGACTAACGCTGCACCACCGCCTCCACCACCTCCGAAACGGTTTTCACCTGCTGCACCCTGCCTTCCTGATCCTGCCCCACCACCACCACCAACGGCTGCTACTATTGCACGGGTCATGCCCTGTGGTTTAGTCCATGTTCCATCGCTTGTGAAGGTGCTGAATGTAACAGCGGGTGAATCGGTTGAAGCCGTTATTTTCCATCCCGTTTCTCTGCTCCATTCCATGACAGAACCCGCCTGCAATGTAGTTGTGATGAGGGTGTAATCAGTTCCTGAAACGTCCTTCGTTACGGTAATACTTACAGCACTTGTATCAGCATTGTAAAACAGTAAATGCACAACCTGCCGTGTCGTGGATGCGCTTGGTGCGGATACAACATCAACGGCTGTGGTGTTATTAGTCAGTAGTTGCGATGAGGACTGTGGCAAGGTCATTCCTGCCGATGTGATGTCCTGATAGGATGCCACACAAACGACTTGGTTTGCGGTCACAGCACCTGCAAGCACCGCCTGAATCTTATGTGATGTTGCTGATAAGTACATTAATAGGATGCTATATGTGCCATGATTGTATTGATGTCAACCCCTCCACCCGATCCACCACCCGCATAGCTGTTCACGATAGCGTCAACCGCTGTCTTGAGTGCCGATGCAGAGGCGGTGGAAGGTGAGGCGCAATCAGAATAGAGTAGTTTGTACTGTTGCATCATCAGCCCCGTTTCAGCGTTGTGAGTGCTGAATATAAAGTAATCACCGTCTACCGAAGTCGTGCAGTACACCTTTTTGTAGATGTACTCACGGGTATCTTCGGTGAGTTTGATCTGTGTATCCGAATAGCTGACGAAGGAGTAGGTCATTTATTACGGATTTACCTGCATGATTGCGTAGGTAGAAATATCAGTAATTACAGCCGATACGAATGCCGCTGCATCTGTATATGGTGTAGCACCAATGTAGAACTCCTGATACAAACCGTTGTTGATTTGAATAGAGTGTTGATAGCCCAAATGCAACGTTACGCCCTGCGGTGCAAGTGAATCGTATGCGCATGATAACAGGTTAGGATTGAACGTGTAGGTAATTTGTGATTGATTCACCCCATTTTCTGCAATGATGAAATCTATCTGCACAATGTTTCCGAAGTTTAATTGTGTCGCAGGGGTGTAGCTGATTCTGTTTGCCATTTTGTTTTAGTTTTTTATTGGTTAGACTGTTGATCTTGTTTGTCTGTATGTTCAAGCAGGAGTAGATACTCCCATAATGTCAATCTATCTATATCCAATCCGTATCGCTGTCGCATCATTATGCGTTGGATGAATCCACGCTCGTTGATGCCTGCGAGTTTAACTGCTGGATGTACTCCAACTGCGAGGCGTTCACTTTTTCGACTGCTATCAAACATTTCCTTAAAACGTCCTCTGATAGCTGTGGCAAGGGAAGCATATCCACGTGCCGCTGCAATATAAAAAAATGATCCACCTCACTAGATGCCTCCTTCCATCGTGCGATCTTCTTAGCGATGTAATCGGGGTCTACCTTGTACGGTGATTCATTTTCATCAAAGTACATGATAGCCGCAAACTTGTAAGCGATGTCTTCTGTCGGGACGGGGAATTGTGTGCGTTCTTTCAGCATCTCCACAAGCCTCACCATCTCGATGATGTTTATGCTTTTCTGATTGCGAAGGATGGTTTCAAACCCTAGTATGAAGTCCTGCAAGTCCTCTTTCTTTAACCGCATATCCCATTCCTCATACACCTGCAACGCCTGTAATCCACGTTGGGAATACGTATTCCACATATCGAGTAGCTTGTAATACTTGCGTCCTCTGTCCGTGAATGCCAATTCTACAATGTGTCCCTCCTCCAAGTTCCACTGTTTGGGCTTGGAAAACATTTCTAGTAGTTTCAATAAGATTTTCTTCATAGATTATTTTCTGTCATGTATTGTTGTACTTCCGTTTCAATGCTGTTTGGGTCTTTGCCGTATCGAACTAGAAAGCCTCCACGTAGTAGCTTCCACCGCCCATCTTTCCATTTCTTTACTTCCAACCTCTTAGCGTTTACCCATCTTTCAGGCTTCCCTGCACAGGCACACGTCCCTAAATAGCTGAATCCAAGTTCTTGTAGTGTCATTCCGTTAATCGTGCTAATATGGTCGATAATCCTGCAAGGGCAAACACGTACAATACATAATATCCGCAATTAAGCAGATTCAGGTCGTGCATATACCAAAACGGTATAATACTATGCACCGATGCCATGCAGGTAGGACAGTTGAATAGTGGCTTAGTCACCCAATACGGTACTTTGGTTTCAATCCACAACGCAGGTTTGCTGAATATCATTTCATCACCCGTTGCAAGGTGAAGCCCGACAATATACAGCGCATTGATGATTAGTAGCGTTATCATGCCGAGTAGGAGTTGATAATAGTCAGGTCAATGCAGGAGTAATTCACATAGCCATAGGTCAACACAACAGGGTTTCCATCTGTGTCCTTTATCGTAATCGTGAATGGGCTGTTGTATGGGCTGAATAGTCCAGTGGGGAAGTCCGCTGTGTTTATATCCGCTTCACCGTTTCCATCTGTGGTAACGCTATACGTGTAGGTCTTGCCTGATTGACTGTCTAGGATGTTCAATGTGTAGTCCGTGTTATCGGACAGCCCTAAAATGGTGATAGGTGTATCGCAAAAATCCGCTTCCTGCTGATAACAGCTAAGGCAGTCGGTGGCATCTTCGGGGTTTACTGATGGGGGGCATTCGGGACAGGCAGGATAGATAGCGGCTGTAAAGTTTAATCCACCATCATCTACAAGTATCAATGCGGATAGTTCGCCTGTTGTTGGATCATCAGCGGGGTCGTCTGTAAGTCCTGTAAAGGTAATATCAATTTGGTAGTTGCTTCCTACGGTGGTTGTGACCCATGAAAAAGTACCGCCCCATTGACCTTCGAGCGTTGTACCCATTGATCCAAGTAAGGCATTTAATGTATCTGACCCTCCTGAACTACCTGCTGATAACTGATAATATATGCCTGTTAGTCCCGATGATGTAAAAGTGGAAGCGGTCGGGACTAGGAATTGACCTGTGTAAGATAACGCCATTGCATAAACAAATCACGCTCATCCATCTGTGCCGTAGCCGAGTGCGAATATACTCAATTAAATATTAAACCGTACAAAATCACCGTAAAAAGTTGCAAAAAGATAACGTAGGCAATCCGCCAAGTCAGCCTCACGGGTTTTATCCTTCCTGTCCTTAAGTATCACCATCTTTTCTTCCTTGTACTCAATCTGTACGTTTTTCAGGTCGTAAATCATGTGAGGACATTCATCGGACACGGCAAAGGGCATATTTTGCAGGATGGAATTGCACAGGATATAGGAATCAGCATGGGAACTATTCACCGTCAACTGCCTCATCTGTGCGGGTGCTAAGTCTAATGTATTCTCAATCACGGTGTAGTAGTTGATATTCCCCTTTGTCAATGCTGACCTATTTGCGCCTGTTGCATCACCTGTAACTAGGAATAAGGCATGAGGCATATCCGCCTTTATTTGAGCGGTCAGGGTGTAAATATCCGATCCCATTATCCGCCACTCCTTGAATACCTTTAACCCTTCTGCATCTTCCTGCGCTCCAATACAGGTTATTGGGTCACAGTTAAAGTCAAAGGACAGCATCACCTCCAACATCGGATTGTACGTAACGGGTTTTACGTGCTTTTCTTCCTTAAACGCATAGAAAAACGGTGCTTTCACCTCAAACGCATCCCAGTCCCCTAACACATAACGCCTGTAAGTAAGCGGGTCTAATCGGGACAGGTTCTTCATGTAGTCAGGGTCAGAACTCAACTCCTGATTATCTACGATGGTAGCGGGTAGGTAGTACCAATCATCAGGCATTGTGCCTTTGCGGTATGCTTCGAAGATTCGGGTCTTCACCCAGTTCTGCGTTGGGTTTACCGTTGCTAGGATAATCGGTTTCGGCATCGGGTCTATCCTCCACCGTCCTGCACGGATCAGGCACACATCTAATAACCCCTCCTGTAATTCCTCAATTTGCTCTAACAGAAACCCGTTCACCTCTAATCCCTTAAACCTATCGAAGTCCTTATCATTCTGATAATCCTCTGCCATGAAGATAATCCGTGAACCGTTGGTGAAGGTAGCAGTCAGGTCGTTTTGGTTGAAGTTCTGCAAAAAGTTCATCGGGCATAACTTCTTGAACGTTTCCAATGCTGTCTTTTTCATGGTCGGCACTGAATCCCTGATGACGCACCATTTACTATTCGGGTACACCTTGCATAAAAAGATCAGGTAGGCAATGGCAACAAACGACTTGCCTCCACCCATCGCACCGCCATAAGTAAGCACCGTGTACTTCCCCGAATTACAGGCTTCTAAAAACTCATCCTGTTTTGGATAGGGTTTAAAAAGTAATTTCTTTGCCTCCAATGCTGAACGTCTGAACCTCTTTGGTTTCCACAGCCGCCTGTATTTCAGTTCGGGCTAACTTCGGTTTAAAATACTCCAATACCATCAGGTAATTACGGGCAAATGTTTCATCATCCATTTGCGCTAAAACCGCATTAAACCGCTCTGTGTGAACGCTAGAAATGGCAGTACCTAACGCCTCCCATTGCACGGTGCGTTCGTTCTTGCTTCCCTTTGGGCGTCCGTTGGGGTTTCCTGTTTGTCCTTTCTTCTGTGCCATTGTAATTAAATGATAACTACATATTTAGCTTTTAATCCAATATATCGGTGTACTGTTCGGCACTGCTTTAATTTCAGGCTTCAATCCTCTTTCTTCCCAAAACTCCATGACTGCTGTACGAACTCCTGCCAATGCCCAGTCATCAATGATGATATACCCGCCTTTGCTGACCTTATCGTACAGTTGACGCAAGGCAAACATAGTCGGATCGTAAACGTCCATATCCAACCGTAGAATACTGATGCTGTCGGGTGCTTCGTATGGTATGGTATTCTGTACCCATCCCTTCACTAACTTCCAATTTGTATTAGGGTTGAACCACTTCACAAGGTTATGCGTTACCGATTCCTTACTATGCACGGTAATCCCCGATGATTTCAGCAGTTCCGATTCAGGCACATTTACATCATGGGTTATCTTTCCAATCCCCGCCTGTTCTTCATCTTTCCTACCCGCCAACTGGATGCCCTCAAATGAATCATATCCCCAAAACCTGCGATTAGTGTGATTCTCTGCTTTCAGGCATCCGTGAATCATCATTGCGAAGTTTGCCCCCGCTGCGATGCCACATTCCACAATATCCCCCTCAATGCCTAAAGCACCTACACTGAATCCAAGATCAAAGCTATTCTGCAAGGTTTCCCTAGTCGAATACGCTACACCTGCGATATGTGGATATAGTTCGTGTGGTTTCATTACATTCCCTGCATTGCTACGATTCCATCTAACACTTCTGGAGCAAAGGTAACCCATCCCGACTGATTTTACAAGTCCAAGTTATGTTTTGCCACTAATAGCGATAATACGGACTGATCGTGCCGTGAACCCCTGCAACGGTCATCATGGCTTTCTGTGTGTAGGCTATTATCCCACTTACCTTTAAACAGGTGTATGTGGTCAGCCCATTCATTAAACAGCCACCCCGTACTGATCTTGTCAAATCCTACCATCCCACCTACTGCATGAGGTTGCGTCATAGCCTCATCACGGTTGTAACCGAACGCCTCTAACTGCCTGTCGTTGCACCACCACCCATTGAACTGTCCGTGATTGTGCAGGATAAAGTACCCGTGCTTTTCGATGTGGTCAAAAATGGGTGTTGGGTCTTTCATAAGCCATGCCGATGAATCCAACCACAGCACACGGTCGTAGGTCTTAAAGGCGTACTCCATGCAATGCAGTTTAAATGCGTAGGGAAGTTCCGAATGGGTCGGGCATCCTATGGGGTAATCCGTGAAGCCCATACAGTCGATGCCGAACTTTTCACAGGATGCTTTCAGCCGTGCCACGCCTTGCGGATACCATGCCGAGTTGCCAAATGTTACGATGCAGTTGCTCATTTCCTTGATCTATAACGGTAATAATACATCGGCTTATCTTCGATGAAGTATTCCTCATCAGGCGTAATTAACCCCGCCTTACTAAGCCGTAGTGAATAGTCGTAATCTTCCCCATGTTTCAGGTCATTGTATCCGATCTGTCGAGCAATATCTGTTTTTACGGGGTTGAGGTGGTTAATGGGACGGTAATAGAACACACGCCCTTTAATGCGCTTATCGTGCCATGTTTTATGACGGCTCGAATGCTCAAAAGGGTGCGGGTTCATGCCGTTGGTGGTAATGATACCCTTGAATCCAATAGCCGTTGCGCCATTTTCGATGCCCTTAAACACCTCCACGAAGTACAACGGGTTCACCTCATCATCGGCATCTATAAAGCAGATATAGGGCGTATCTACGTTGTCCAATAGCTGTTGCCGATACTGCCCGATGGATCGTGTGCCGTCATTGGGTAGCGACATAAACTGTACGGGATAGCCATCTGCGTATTTATTCAGCACCACAATCAGCCGATTGTAGAAGAGTGCGTCTTTGTTGCGATATGGGATGCAGACGGTGAGCATCAGCCGAGTTTAAACCCAGTCCTTTTTCTCATTTCAAAAAACTTCTTCCCTACATTCCACGCCTGTTGGCTATTCTCACGCTTGTAGGTGTCATCCATTGCAGATTTCCCGTTGACATAATGCCGATGCTCAAATACCACATCTAGCTTAATGAGTTCCCCGTGAATCTTAGCGCACTCGGTCAGGTCATTATCCGCAAACATACTGAAATAGCGGGGATGGTAGACGTATCCAAGTTTCTCATACATTAATCGGTTCAGGATGGGAAGTGTCACTATTTCATCCTGTATAGTATCCCGCACCTGAATGACAGCAGGACGGTCTAATGGCATCGCCTGTTTGATGATCGTATCCCAACCTTTCGGGCATCCGAAATCATCGGACATGACCACGTAAATGTCGGCTACGATATGGCTACAAGCTACATTCACAGCATCCACTATTGAGCGGTTAGGGTTTTGAATAATCTCATCATCCCCTTCGCCAAAAAGTTGGAAATACAATGCCTGTTTGGGGTCGGATGAATCTATACTGATGACATATTCAAAATCATTATCAGCATTATTCAGCCATTCATGATACGCTACACGGGCTTTATCAGGTCTTCCACGTGAGGGGTGGATCAGGGCGATGGTGGTGTTATCTTCCATAGTTCAATTCAATTAGTTTTATCACTTCATCGAGCGTATAGCATACATGGTACGACCATCCGCAATTAATTAGTCTTACCTCCCATTCCTTTTGCGTGTCGGTTTGGGTATTCTTCCCCACTTTAAGTTCAATCGCTGTACCTGCATACTCCCCGTGTGGGTTAAAGATCAGGCAGTCAGGTACACCCGCTTTCATGCCTTTTCGCTTGAGTTTGTTGCCTAGCTTCGGATCACGTTTCCCCTCATTCGGCACATGACACCACGACAACTTTCTAAGGTCTAAGTAGGACGCAACCGCCTGTTGAAATTGATCTTCGAGGTTCATTGTTTATTAATCCAATCCTGACAGCTAAGTGAGTAATGATTAGCGGGTAATGCAGTGAACTCATTGCGCCAAACCCGTAATGCGATGCTGAAATATTTGCGCCCCTGTGCTGATTCACGATTCCAAGCAGATAGGTAATACATGGTTTGGTTTACGTTCATCACGCCTATAAAGTCGGGGTGCTTTTCGGTTTGCTTATCGGGGTTCTCAAACATTGCACCCTTATTGAGTGCAAATGCGTCCCGTGCGGTGGTTTCCCAACAGGAGAGTGAATACTTGCCTGTTTCGGTGTTAATGCTTCCTCTGTAATGCGGGTGCTTTTCGGTTGGTCGCTTGTCGTTTTGGAATAATGCGCCTGTGTTCGGTTTGTCGTTCATGGTATTCAATTAGGGCAAATATAATATTAATTCCGCATATCCAAATCCCCCTCAAAAATAATGATATTGAACATTTCCCGCATCCTACTTGCCACCCTTTCCCCGTACATTTCCTTAATCATATCAGCCGTGAGATTGGTGGTTATATGGGTTTTATTCTGCAATACAGCCCTGCGATCATAACGGTTCAGCAGTATTTCCTCCATCACGTTCAGTTCATTGCCGTAGTTCTTTTTGCGGGTTTCAGTACCTAAGTCATCAAAACACAGTCCGAATGTTTCATGCCTGAACGGGTTATCTGATGACGGGTAGGATTCCATGCAATAGCCTCCGATGACATCACCACCCTGCTCTGCATACTCATTAGCCACTCTGCGACACGGCACAATGATATAGGATGAAACAGGGTTTCTACCAAACAACTGCATCAGCGTGGTTTTACCTACACCAACTGAACCCGCCAATAATAATCCTTTCTTCAAACTCCTTCCATCCTGCTCAAATTCAGGTGATTGACTGAAATACTGTGAAAGCAGATCGGTTATTTGCTCATTTTCAGGGGTATTTATCCACTGCTTTTTATACAGTGATTCCCAACGGTTAATAGCCCATTTTTTAAAGTTTTCAGCGTTGAAGTTCGGGATGGATAGGGGACGGCTTACCTTCCTCATGTACTCCTGTTCACGTAGCTTTCTCCGCTTTTCGTTGGTGGCTTTCTCTAACAGTTCCCGCTTTTCAGCCTCGGTCAGTTCAACCGAATCAAAGTTTTCCGAATTTTCCATTTTTCATTACAGGTTTTGAGGTGGGGGTTAATTGTGTATTATTTTTTAACGGGAAGATTCCTTGATATCCCCAAGATATTGTTTGTTGCAACATCTTTCGCGCAACATCTAAATTTTCGCCCGAATTTTCTTTTAGTGATTGCTTGGTAGCTGAGCGGCTGATTTCCTTGAGCGGTTTTTTCATTTGTTTTCGATAAGCATAAAACTCATCAATAATTTCATCCCATTCATCCTTCTTTATTTCTTCTATTTCTTTACCTTCTTCTATTTCTTTTAATAGTGGTTGATCGCTGGTTTGTTGCTGGTTGGTTGTTGGTTGATCTTTGGTTTTTTTTGGAATAGTTTGCTGGTTATCTTGCTGGTAGTTTTTAAAGTTTATAATTGATATACAACTACCTGCGTTTGTTTTTTCGATGGTTATTTGCTGGTTAATTTCAAATAATTCTAGCCATTTTCTGATAATTTGCTCACTGATACCAGTCTCATAACTTAGCTTTTTTCTACCCGTAATTAATTGACCCTCTTTTAGTTCAACTATTTTTCCATTAAATAATGTTTTTTTAGGGAAATAAGTTGCGTTAATTAGAAGATGCACCCACAAATGCACTGCATAACTATCAGTCCAAAATCCTGATTCAGTAACCCTTCTATGTAGTTTAATCCAGCCTTCCATATCTGTTATTTTTTCTTGTATTACATGGAAGACATAATGGCTGAAGATTATTTATTGAATCATCACCGCCTTTACTTACAGGAATTATGTGGTCAATGCTTAAATTATTTGTGCTACCGCAATAAACACAAGGTTTTTCTAAAAGCAATAATCTATCGCTTTTTGATGCGCATAATCCTTTTAACTTACTTATCCTTAATAATATTCTTCTTTTTAAGGATGAATAATAAAACTTATCGACTTGCAACAAATCTCCATTTTTTAGTTTGGAGGGTAGCGACTTCTTTAAAAAGTCGATTTCTATTAAAGTATTTTGCAATTCATCTAATTCCATTTTAGATACGCTGTACTTTTTCATAAAATAGAAAACCCATGTAGGGTTCAGAGTAGCCGCTCCTCCCCCAACATGGGCAATAATGTCGTTATTAATAGCAGTCGGCTACCTGCTTTTAACACTACAAATATACTCTATTTCCGCAATTTTCGATTAGGTTTTTTCAACAATTTTCCCGCCCTGCCAATCCATTTATGGCTATCAATCTGAATGATTCCACCAACGGTTACCATCCCCGCACCGATGTAGCCGAGTTCAGGTAGTGGCATTTCCGAGTTTTTAGCCTCAATGGATGAGAGGATTGCCAGTAATCCGATGATAGACACCACCGTACCCGTTCGATACTCCTGATGGCTTCGATAGAGGTTGTACTGCATATCCTGAATTGTCAGGGTGTCCCGTTGTTGCGCCTGTAATGTGGAGGCGAATAGGGAAAGGATGAGGATGAGTTTTTTCATTTAGTTTAGTTCACTTAATTGTTGATACACTGGTGGTATTTTCAGATTCTTTCGGTTTTCAATATGCGCCATTTCTGACATATACAGCGGATGCGTTACGATGCAGTGAAGGAACACGGTCATGTTGTGCCACGTCATCTTACGGGATAGGAATGTATCATTCGCTTTGCCTGATGCGTCTATCTGCTCCTGACACTCCTGTTTGATGCGCTTATACTCCCTGAATGCGTAATTACGTAGGGCGTGTGTTGGTGGTGCTTTAATGCCGTGCTTTTCCCAATGTGTGAGCATCCAGTAGTAATCGGATTCTAGTTGCGCCTTAGTTACGGCTTCGTTGGTGATGTTTCTAGGTGTTGCCATGTTTCAATATTTTCTCAATGATTTCATCTGTCGTGTGATCCCATCTGTGCCACGCGTCTGACTCCCTCGCCATTTCAACCGCAGTGCGTAGATCGGCTTCGTAGGATGCTTTGAGTTCCGCAATCTCCTTGCGTAGCAGATCGGCTTCTGAGGGGAGGGGTTGTGATGAATCGACAGTATCACCACCAATCAGAGGCTCATTTGTATTAGACATCCAAAATACAAGTACAGTGTTATCTTGATTATTTATATCAACCAACGTAGCCGTCACGCCATCCTGTGACGTAGCGAATGTTTTGCCGATATCGGCACTTGTGAAGTGGGTTTTCATTTCTTCCCCCTCCTTTCATTGCGGTACTGAATGAATCTTTCAGCATTTGCAAAACAATTTTCAAGGGTTGGATTGTCAGGTAATAACCAAAACTTCTCCGCCAACGCCTCGACTTCATCATCAATTTGCACCTTCTTCACGGGGCGACCTGTGGAGAGGATGAGGTTAAATTCACTGTTTGGTGCACTTTTATTATATACCCCTTTATGAGTGTATGAAGCAATTGATCCACTTTTAAATGGGTAATGGTCTGTTTCACGATATTCAATAATTGGCATCCACTCCCCTCTTCCGTCCTGATACTCCCACCCAACTTGCAGAGTAGGCTGTTGCAGTTCTTCTGCCTTCCTTATAGCTTCATCGGCTTGTTTTCCTAGGGAAAGTCGCTCGAAGCGGGTGATGAGTTCAGTGAGGTGATCTGCTTCTAATTGTGTCGGAATTAATTCTGCAATCTTCTTACAGGAATTTATAAGACCGTCATTGCAAAGGTTTTTTAAGTCGTGTTTCATGGTTGTGTTATCATTCTCTCTTCATGCCGACATCGCCCGACATGGTGGCGGTTATGGTTGTTACGGTAAGCGGTTAGTTAGGCGAAATACTAATCCCACCGAAAAGGATTGAGAGTTGTAGTTTCTTTCCAAAATCCGACAAAGCCAAACATTAAAATACCTACAATTAGTATAATAATAAGTGCTATATAACTAAGTGGATTGTATGGATTAAATCGGTGTGCGTTGAAATATCCACGACCTAATCGTTTCAAGCCTTGTTTGTGTCTTTCTTCGTTTGATACCGTTTGCACAATGCGTAGATATTTTAATGTTTTTCTAAAATCCATAATAAGTACTTCGCCTAACAGCGTATATACAAGATACGCATACAAGCATTTGTTTATAATTTAAAGTTTCGTTAAGGCGTACCTCGTATATACGCAAAACGTTAGGTGCAATTTAAACACCATACATTTTACACCAATCTTTCATTAAATCTCTACCAGTTATAATCCAATAAGGTATTCCGATTATCCATAATGGAGGAAACATCATATAAATCATAAATATTGGTGCTAAAATAAACCACATCAAACGATAAACTGCACCTAACAAGGCATAAAAGAAATTCCGAGTTTCTACTATAATTGATGTTTTATTTTTCATATTTACTTTTGTTTTAAATTGATAATTTGTTCTTCTAAATTCGGCACTTCTCTTATGCCAAGCCGTTAGGTGCAATGCTGTTCCGACACCTCTACAACCTTTAACTCGTAGGTTTTGCCCCGATATTGAAACTGCAACTTTTCATCAAGTTGTAATAAGTGTTGAGCAACTGCACCAACAGCAGTATCGGTAACATCGTGTTTGACATTTCCCCAAGTTCCGTTTTTAAGAACTCTACCAGCAAAAATCTTACTCGTTAGAGGTGAGCAACCTACTTTGAAATCTGACATTTAATTTAGTGTTTAGTTTAAATAAAATACTCTTTCACCCGCCCTTCGAGAAGGCGGTCTTTGATCTCCATCACCTCACGTAAATCCCGAATCCTTGCTCTCGGATCACCGATGTTGAGTTCATTCATGGCTTCCTTGACCGTGATAGACTTTCCACTTCTTAGCCATTCATACAGCCTCTGACATTGCGCCCCGAAGCGGTGCTTAATCGCATCGTACTGCATCTGATTCTCGGCAGTGTTTTGCGGTGTGTTGAAGTCGATTGGGAGTTGCATTGCTTCGATTATACCCCCTCCACGTCTATGCGTTCGTGGATGGTGTTGTATAGGTGTTTATTCATCCATTCACGGCAATCTTCGATACGTTGTTTTAGCTTTTCGATGGCTTGTTCATCGTATGAAATCTCAATTACGTGAAGGCGTTCAGATTTAGGAATATCCCATTTCCACTGTTCAGGATTATTGTGAAAGTCGAAGTATGGATTGTCGTACTTAAACAATTCAATATCGTAGATTTTATTTCGCTCAATCTCCTGACAACGTTCTATGTATTCATCCGTTTCTTCGTCAATGCTGTTTAACTTCCATGCCAATCTTCTTTTCTCTTCGAGTACATCAGCTACGGGTGAATTACAGAGCGCATAGAATAGTTTAGCAGATTTAAGCCCCGTTAACCACATATACGCCTGACACTGCCAATAGTAGTCCTTATCGATTGCGGAATGTTTTGCGCTCATGAAAGTCCAAAGATCATAGCTAGATTTAGCCTCTCCGATGATGTCCTCAATGATGTCAGGCGTTCCAATCACGTAATCATTTCGCAGTGTTTCCGTGTTCTTTTTGTACTTCTTATCATTGAGCGAATTAAACAAGGCAATGGATTCATTTTCGACTGCAATACCTTTTTTCAACCACTTATTGTCTAAGGTCTTTACACGTTTGTACTTTTCACGGATAAATACCTCTAACAGGTGCTTCTTACAGGTTTCGCCAATGACCTCCGATGCTTTCTTCGCATCTGTCATGATAGTGCCTAAACTCGATGGATGAAACAGGATCATACAGGCAAGGATGCTTTAAGTTCGTCTTTCATTTTAATCACGGATGGGTGATTCTTTTCCGCTGTGGATAGTGCCGTATAAACATTTCGCAGTTCTTCCTGATTAGTGCATGAAGTCAGGTTCAGGATTGCAACGGTTACATCTACCTGCTTTTGTTCCTGTGGAGGTGGTGGTGGTGTTGATCTGATACGTAGTGCGTCTGTAACCTCTCCAAATGCTTTCACGCCTTGTTCTACATAGAGTTGCACCCGAATGTTTTTCCAATCATTAATGAAGTTAGACCCTCCTGCTAGTTTACGCACCGCTTTGCAGTTTGTAGCGTTTAGAATCATGGGTTTCATGTTCTCTACAAAATATGCCACGTTCTTCTTTTCCTTGTCCTTCGTGCCTCGTGTGTCCTCGTATCGGACTTCCTTAATAGTTAGGATAATGTCTTTGTAATCTTGCAGATCAGCCGCTCCGATATATTCAGAGTTAAATGCTTTCTTCCAGTGTATTTTTTCCATTTCTTTACGCTTCGTTGAAATTATTATCCAGTTTAAGTTCTTCAATAAATGCGGTGTCTAGTTCCGCTTCGTATGCAAGTTCGATGACCTGCTCCCGTTCATCCTGTCGTTGCAGTTCTGACCTGAATCGGGTATCGATGGTGTCGAAGTATTCCCGAATCATGCGCTTTAGGAGGTCTTTGTTCATTTGCGATTCCTGTATTTAGGTGTGAGTGATCTGATTAATCCGACTATGTAGAATATTGCCACCAATCCGAGTACGGCTAATATTCCTTCTGTGATGGGGTTCATTTGCCTATCCAATACATTAACTGTCCTGATTTTCCGACATAGATACCCGTGTCGGCTTTCGGGTTGCACTTCATAAACTGCATGAAGATAGTGAAGGAAGTTGTGATGAGTGTGTGCATGGTTACGGTGCTAATCTTCTGTTCTTAATTTTAGTGTTTCTGTTATGGTGGCAAAATGTTCGTTTACGTACCTTTTAGCGTCATCTAATGAAGTTGGCTTGTAAGCTAACCGTATCCACCTCCAATCACAATTAGTGTTGCCGTCTTCATTAATTTCATCCTTGTAAACCATAAACCGTATACTCCAATCTCTATCAGAGATTGATCCACACTGTTTTTTATTTAACTTAATGTAATGATGGTTAGGAAAAAATGAAGCATAACTCCCTGTTGGTCTTTCAGTCTTGAATGTAAACTTTTTACTCATGGTGCTAATTGTTCCTCAATTTTTTCGTGAAGTTGTCTTTTAACCTTATCGGAATCGTACTGATAGTCATGCCGTCCATCGAATCCGTTCTCCTGCTCTGCTTCCTCTACTGTTACTTCGATGTCGAACTCTAGGGTAACTACTACCCGCTTAGTGTAGGTCGGTGGATTCATGGCTCTGTGGAGTTTGTCAACTGCGTTACCTGCTGACTTAATGATTGATTGTTGAATGCCTGTGAGGGTCATGCCTTTACTGCTTTAAACCGCTCCTTATGTTGCTGAATCATCATTTCAGCGTGCTCAAAGATGCGTCTGTTAGTAGGGGTTAGTGCCTTATCGTTAAAGGCTTTTTGCACTGTCAACTGTGACAGTTCCAACTCATCGGCTATGCGCTTCTTGTCACCGTGAATCAGTGACTTTTCGATGAGTTTAATCATGCTAGGTGTGTATTGTTTCATAGTGAATTATTAATCTGTTTTACAGCCTCCATGCCACAGGCGATGAAGATGATGAGTGCGATGATTGTGAGGGGGTAGATCATGTTAGTTGACAAATCTTTAGCAATTAAATAGGCACAGTTTGGATTGTGTGGCATTTCTTCTAATGTTGGTTTACTTGATTCATTACCACAAAACGGACACTCCCAATATTCTCCGTCTCTGTCGTTTTCATGGTATCTTGAATAGTTGTCATCTAAAATAGCCTTGCATAATTTTTGCAAATCTTTTTCTCTTTCTTCTGAATGTTCCATATCTTTCTTTTAATGGGCGCACCGTTTAGATGCGCCCTGTGATTGGTTGTTATTTTCCTGAAATCAACTGGTTGAATCTGATTCCAAAGTGTTGGCGCATTGTGTCGGTTACTTTGCGTCCACGTTGCGTGTTTGAATCTACTGATGCTTTGATAAATTCAGCACGTACGTTGATAATTGCGTTGAGTTGGTCGATTGTTCTCATGTCCTTGTGTTTTTGTTTGTTTGACTCTGCAAATATACAGTAGTTATATGATTATACAAGTATATAGTTGCATATTTGTGTAATATATTTGTAACTGATTGATAATGAAAGTGGAAATTTTCAGTTAGGGCAAAGAAAAACCCCTCACATGGAGGGGTTGGGGGTTACATTTCAGAAGCTATTCGCCTTTTTTCCTTAATCGCTTTATACTTTTCGTATGCCTCTGACTTTGGCTGTGTTTGACCTAGCCCCTTGCAATAGTAGTCATTGCGCAAAATACACCTTGCCATTCGTTTCCACGAAGGAGCCCAACATTTCACCTCTAAGTCATGCGGTGCTTTGTCGGGAATTGTTTCATACCCTCGTTTCTTCCATCCTACTATGAACTTTTTAAACCTTTCTTTGTAGTGGTGTTGCATTTTAGTAGGCAATGTTTTCAGAAGATAGTTTGTATAGGATTGCCATGTGTGACCGCTTGGTAATTTCACATCGTTATACCCCGTGTAATTGCCTGTTTCCTGAATATACAATGCACCACTATTGACACCTGAAACACGATTGATTAATCTATACCATGTATCAGGTTCAAGGATATGATACAGCCATAAACCTTTCCGCTGATCGTCACCGTATGGTTGACAAAGGCGTTGATTACTCAATTTCACCCCTGCCATCGTCATTAGATCGTAGACTTTATTATGTGGCAAATGTTTCTGTTTGGAATGAAACACCCAAATATCTTCCGTTCTCCAGTCGTAAATCGGATACACGTTGTAGAGGGTTTGTGATAGTCGTGTAGTCCATTTCCATCCGTTATATGTCAGGTTTTTCTTTGTTGCTACTATTGCTCTGTAACGGTGCAGTGATTCATCAGCACGAATGCCAATAAATCCAGCAGTAAGTTTGTCTTGTGAATACCATTTACCAAACAGCACCATCAATTCCTCAAATTCCATTTTAGGAACGTAAAAATCATACTGCGATAGATCGGATTGCTCATGTGGTTTTTCTCTTACCCAAATATCTTTGTTCTCTTCATCCCAACAAACCCATTTAGGCTGAAAATCAGATACGGCATTGCGCAATAATAGTTCACCACAAAACCAGTGCAGATCAATGTAGTCTTTATACATTTCGATCATGTTTCTGATGTGGTCTATTGTTGCAGTATATTGCGCCTCCAAATCAATAATTAGCACCCCTACTTTCACATTTCTTTTTATCGCCTCTTCCATTACTAGGTGCATCATTACAGTTGAATCCTTGCCACCTGAAAAGCTAATATAGAAACGTTCAAATGTGTCGAAGATATTGTGTATTCTTTCTTTCGATGCTTCCAAGACTGACGCATCAATGTAGTGTTTTGTTGCCATATTAATACAGTTCTGTTTGCCGTCCGATTGATAATGCCTCTTCGTATTCCACTAATGCCCGTTCGTTATTCTGCATCCAAATATTAAGGTACTCGTGTGCTATTTTATTCGCATTTATTTGCTCTTCCTCTGTGAGTAAATTAAATCCTGAACAGAATACAGCAGGAACGCCCGTTGCATAACACATAGAAGCCTGACCGAGCCACGCAATTCTATTCATGGAGCGGTTAGTTAAATAGTGTTCACATGAATGTTTCCACTGTGTAATTACTCCTGTTAACGCTTCACGAAATTTGTTTTCATCACGTAAAAAATCAGCATACGCAACTTCGCACTGCTCCTTTGTCATTCCTTCTTTTTTAGAAGCATAAAACCCCGCCTTGTGACACTCCCATTTTTCATACGTATGGAAAATTCTGCTTTCGTCTGCTTCGTTTGGTATCCGATACACATTCATTTCATCTTCTACTTCATCGGTTAATATTTCATACTCTCCTTCAATAGTGTCGGATGATTCCCATGCTCTGCTAAAATCAGCATCAGTAAACAAATGTTCAAGCCCTGATATTTGACATAGCCTCAACACCTCTTCTTCATCCATTCCTAACTGTTTGCTGATTCTTTGGTTAGTCCAATTCCTGTTCTTTAATTCGATAACAATTTCGGACATTGCATTTACCTGATGCTTCCCCCTTGCTCTGTTGTGTCGGATGGTGGAGGCAATACGATCATTTGCTCCGCTTTGCTCTTTACGTATATCAACTATTGGAAGAAACCCGTGTACACGCTGTCGGACTATCTTTGATTCCTTCCCTACCCTATTCCTGTGGAATCCGTCAATAACCTCTGTTTTCCCCTTCTCGTGGTTATCCCATGTTACTATCGGTTGTGTATATCCGTCATTAATAATTGACAGTTCCAACAACTCCATTTCAGGCGGTGCTACTTTATTTGGGTTGTAATCATTCGCCACTACATCATCACTTTTAACCCATCTAACAAAATCGACTGGATTATCTTTGAACGGGCTTAATTTGTGAATTGTTTGTCTGATTTGATTAATTGCTTCAACCTGACTATCTAAGTCAAGCGTTGGCAATAAGTCAGAAATTAGTGATTCAATGTGCTTTATTTGCTCTTGCATAAAATAACGAAGCCCCAACATCGTAGGAGTGATGAAGGGGCTTTAATGGTTAGCCGTTTAGCCAACGTAATCGCTCCTACCCGCTTACGTTGCAGGGCAAATATACAACATTTTCGATCTCTCCGACATCAATGTCGGTCAGATAATATAAATAATTGAATTACAGTAATTAAAAAACCCGCCACTTAGGACGGGTTCACGGTAAACTGCTGTCTGATACTTATAAGAACGCTACTATTATCTATTTCCCGTTACGGGGTTTACATTTATTCAGATTAGTAAACCTTATGGTTGACAATCTTTTTATTAGTGAATAGGTATTCACCATCCTTATTCAACACCTGCACCCTTCCAAACCCGTGCATCCATCGGTTATACGGTGCAAAATCTGCCTGTAATTGACAGAGACAGCCCATTGAGTAGGTTACTATCAAATCCCCTGTAAGCGTCTTTT